ATGTTGAGCACATTATGTGAGATTATGCAAAGCAAGGATCCACAAAATGTCATTATCGCTGACGTTACCGACCGTATCGTTGACCATAGCGATGAAAGCTTCATCGACGCGCTGAAGGATTTTTATCTGGCGTGCAGTGATGATTATTTTTTGAATGACAAGGTTGGTGAATGGATAGATATCAGCGATACCGAGGCGGTTAATAAAAAAATACTTGATGACATTATTAACCGACACCCATGGTCGAAGGTCTATGAGGCCAAACACTCTGTGTATAAAGCTAACATCGCTGACAAGGAAAATAAGGCGTGGAAGAGTCAACTCACCGGGTTATTGACTTCTGTATTACAGCCTCATTTCAAACCACATGAATTTGCCGTTGATATTGTCTCCGACTGCGCCTTTAAAGACTTGGATAAAACCGAAGTTAAGCTTTTGGTGAAAGATCTTAAGAACCGCTACGAAATAAAACCGTTAATTGAATGTGGTGATAAGTTAAATCAGTATCAAATCATCAAATATTGCATTCGGGTATTTGTTGACCGCGATATCAAAGAACGCGTAACTCCTGAAATAATCTATAAAATCAATGAAATAGTGGTCAAGCAGATCGCGTTGCTGAATTGATGATGCCCGTCAGGGCAGCGATAAATCTATCAGGGGCTGGTTTTTTAACCGGCCCCTGAAGATAAGCGGTAAATCGTGGCGCATCCCCGCCATCGGCATAACATACAACAGCGCGTTTACCCGAGACTAAACACCGCGCTGAGGCATAGATTCCCGCAGGGGAGCGGGTGGCTCAATAAAAACGCCGGCTCAGTATGGTTATTCCGCCAGCAGGGCGGCGAATTTCGCCAGCCACTGTGGATGAGCCGGCCAGGCGGGGGCGGTAACCAGGTTACCGTCCACATGCGCCTGGTCGATACCTATATCCGCATAGTGCCCACCGCTCAGGCGCACTTCCGGAGCGCAGGCGGGATAGGCGCTGCAGGTCCGTCCCTGCAGAATACCGGCGGCGGCCAGCAGCTGTGGGCCATGGCAGACGGCGGCGATAGGTTTACGCGCGGCGTCGAAGGCCTGTACCAGTTTAATAACCTCCTCGTTCAGGCGCAGATACTCCGGCGCCCGGCCGCCGGGGATCACTAGCGCATCGTAGTTCTCGGCCTTTACTGCGGCGAAGTCAGCGTTCAGCGTGAAGCGATGGCCCGGCTTTTCGCTATAAGTCTGGGCGCCGTCAAAGTCATGGATTGCGGTCATGACATAGTCGCCAGCGGCTTTATCCGGGCAGACGGCATCGACCTGGTGTCCAATCATCTGCAGTGCCTGAAAAGGAACCATCGTTTCGTAATCTTCGGCAAGGTGTGGGCTTTGCACATGGTTGAGATTGTTCAGACAAGAATGAATACGGTTAGATGTTTATGTATATGATTTTTTATTATTATTTTAGTTGTGCTGCCAATTGTTGCGCATGGTTGTACATGATTTGATATTGTTGTTTATGTTCGTTCATGCGATATTGAGTACAGAATAAGTACATAAAATACCAAAGTGATGAGTACAGAAAACTAACATGGCAATCAGTGACACAAAGCTTCGCTCTATCTATGGTAAACCATATTCTGGGCCTGCTGAAATTACGGATTCTGACGGGCTTGGAGTTCGCATAACCCCCAAAGGCGTGATCAGCTTTCAGTTTAGGTTCCGATGGGAAGGAAAGCAGAACCGAATGGGGCTTGGGCGCTACCCAGCGCTGACGCTGCGCGATGCCCGCAATATCGTTGCAGACCTGAGGGAGTCGGCAGACAAAGGCATTGACCCCCGAACGCTGGCTGGTGGCAACAAATCCAAGAGTAAGCCAACGGTAAAGGATTGCCTGGATTACTGGAAGGAAAATTACGTTGACGTAACGTTAAGGGCTAAGACGATAGCGCTTTATAAGTCAACGGTTATAAAGCACATGCGTGACGCTTTTCCCGGTATTCCGGTTGAGGATATCCCAGTCCGCTTGTGGGTTGAGAGGTTTACCGAAGAGGAGAAAATCAATCCTCGCCGAGCCCGGCATTTATTGATACAGCTCAGGTCCGCCATTGGTTGGTGTACGCGGCGACAGTTCGTTAGCACAACCGAGCTCATGCTTTTGCAGCCGAAAGACATCGGTGTTAAACCTGTGATTGGAGAGACCACACTCAGCTATAACCAGCTTGCCAAAATTTGGATGGCTATAGAAAGAAGTCGAGGGTCAACTTCTAACCGATTGCTTCATCAATTGCTAATGCTGTACGGCGCCAGGAATAGCGAACTTCGGCTGGCTATAAGGGGTGAATTTGACCGAGAGGAGGGGTTATGGGTTGTTCCGGCAGAGAAAAGCAAAACCAACAAAATTATCAGGCGCCCCATTTTCTCCGTGGCAAATGATTTACTGAAAAAAGCTGAAATGACGTATGGGGATATACTTTTCCCAGGCGAGGACCTGAAAAGCCCTATAACTATTTCTGCTGCAAATAAATTTCTGAGAAGAATCAAGGACTCGTTGGGGTTTGGTGATTTTACTTCACATGATTTCCGGCGCACCCTGGCAACCCGGCTATCCGAAGAGGGGGTTGCCCCGCACGTCATCGAGAAAATGCTGGGGCATGAGCTTGGCGGCGTGCTTTCTGTCTATAACAAGCATGACTGGATTGCCGAACAGAAAGACGCCTATGATCTGTATGCTGAAAAGATATTCTGGCATATCAGGAAGATTTCTGGTTGACGCCCCCGTTTAAGATCCACTCCACAATAGCAGAGCGCAGATACTGTTTAGGGTAGGTCCGGACCGGTTTGGGGAAATTATAGCGCTCGGTGTATTTCCGGATGGTCACGCGTGAAGATACTCGGATCATCCGCATCGCCTCTTCCTCGTCAATCATTTCAATGTCTACCATATTTCCCACCTCACACTACAATCAGGCCACGACAGTGGCGCCACAACTCAAATTCACTATTCATCGATTAGCTCCTTAAGCACCAGGCAATGGCGAACGCACAGCCAACGGTGCAAAACGCTGTAGGCCAGTCCATCACTTAGCCTCCCGGAGCAGGTGCTTGTAGGCCCGCAGCACGTGATGTGTTTTCCCGCTTAAGATCGTTTTCATAATGAAAAAACCGCTTCTCTGGCTGGTCATTTCAGTCGTGAGAAGCAACGCCACATCAACCGCCCGGTTGTGCCGGCGGAACTCAAAGACAGTGCTGGTTACCGTAATAACTGAATCCGATCCTTGATCTTTAAATTCGATTTTCATGGTTGATGATTCTCCCTCTTAAAATAATTATCACGGCAAGGCATAACGACCAGCTCGGGGTTTCCGTACATGCGGTTGATATGCTCATTAAATTGGAACCGTACTGCGTCGAACTCACCTGATGGACGAAGCTGAACAGGGACAAACTTTTCTTCACGTCCAAAAATCTTTGCCGGATAGCTCAGGTATTCCGCCTGGATAGCTGGGCTAACGCTAAAGTCCCGTGTTTTAGGGATGACGCGCTCCAAGTCAGGGAAGCATCCACTCAGTAGCTTAATGCCAGTAATGGACAGGCGATTTAGGTGCTGGTCACGATGAATTGCGATCGGCTCCTTATTGAAGATCAGCTCCGTTGTTTCCGCCTTGACTGGCACGCAGCCTTCAAACTGGACGATGATATTTTTCTTCGTCCTGATTCCATGCTGCATACGCAGTGCTACATGACCGTTGGTTCCCTCGATGTATTTCGGGGTGATATGGACTCCGCACAGGTAGTAGCGGGCATCATTTTTAGCAACGCACACCAGAGCGGCGCGGATCAGCTTTGAAGGAATGATCATGCTTTATCTTCCCATCCGATAGCCTGAAAGAGTCCCATTTTCGGGTGATACCAACGGGTCCCGCGTGGTTCGGCTTCTGCCATCATTTGGCGGAATGCTTTCATAAAAGGTTCAAACTCCACGATCGCCCGGCGAGACAGCAAACCATCAGGCGTCATGAATTCGTGTGTATCGGTTGGGATACGGTATGCGTTAACAAGGTTTCGACACTTGGCATCGGTCATGCCGCTTTTTGCGACTACCTGGCGATAACCGACATACCCGGCCCGCATATTTCCACGCTTAATGTTTTCGACAGCTTCGACTACGGTTTCCACCTGTTCTTCAACCTGGTAGAGGCGTCGCTCTTGCTCAACATTCAGCAGGGCCATTTCAGCGATCAGCTCTGCCTGCGATTTTGGCCGGGAGCGTTCTTCTTCCAGCTCTTTCCAGCGATCTACCAGTCTGGCGGTAAACTCGGGGCTGAGTTGCGCGACCACAATGATGCTGTCACGCTTCCCTTCTTCACTTTCAAAAACGTAAATTGTTGTGGGGCGCCCGGCAGTAGGCTTTTCCTCAATTTGAGGAGAAGTAATAACGCCACGCATAATCAGGGTCTCAATCGTACGTTTCACGTTGTCGTGGCGTTTTTTCTACCAGCTCGGCGATCTCAAGGCTGGTCATGGATGGTTTGTTAGTGATCAAGTTATTCATCATCATTCCCCTCAATGCATAATCGGTGCTTCTGGCACACCTTCGATCTGGATGTGTTCGATAAAGCTGTCGTGGAGGAGGTTAAACCCCTCCCGGCCAAGTGCTGATAACCTGAACCCAAATTCTTCGTCAGCAATAACCATGTCCTGATACATCCGCAGCGCCAGCTGCTGGCCAACCTCTGGCCCATATTTCTCGATTGCCCCCAGCTCAATATGGTTGGCGAGTGCAAAGCGTTCAGGTCCCGGATAGACGCTAATGGCGCCATGCTTGCTGGAATAGATAACAGCAGTATCAACACCGCCAGTATCATTCGGAACGTCGACAGTTCCGTTTTTCTCCAGCTCCTCAGTGATGAACACGGCAGCCAGTAGCCAGCGCCAGAGGATCAACTCTTTTTCGATATTGAGCGTGATCCAGTTGCTTTCTACCGCTTCCATGATGCAGGCCAGAATTTCCATTCCATCGGCAAGGTGTTTGTCATAGCGACCGTTATCCAGCAGGCGAATAGCAGCGGAGTAGCCAATCACCCTGTTTCCAGACCGGATCCCTGTTGAGGTTGGTTCCGGGTTAAGCATGTTGTGAAGCATTGCGCACCTCTGCTGGTTTGCTGGCCTGAAGTTCTTCGCGCTCTTTCACGTAGCGGTCGTGCATGGCATCCCACTTTTCGCACCACTTCTGCATTTCTCTTTTGCGGGCGAGGATGCGACGCAGCCGGCGAACGGTGCGCTGGTGGGCGTTAAAATATTCCAGGGTGACGGCGCCACGTTGCCAGCTACTCAGTTCTGGATTCAGTGGATGAATTACCTGCACGTCCGGATAACGCTGCTTGAAACCAGAACGCCCAAAAGCTCGGGAGGTCATGAAGAACGCCAGGTAACGAATTGCGGTATCCCGGCTGAAGCACCGCTTCATGCGTCCGTGGCGGATCGCGGCGAACAGATCACCAACTGGCGTTGGGTGCTTTTGCAACGCCAGGTCAATGGCGCTGACAGTTCTGTTGTCAATCATTTGTCTTTCTCCCGGTTATAGGTTTCATGACTCATAACTTCCCAGTTCCGGCCATCGTCTTTCGATAACAGGCGCCAGCGTGGGTTAACCTTCAGGCTGAGGTAGCCGGTGCGGCGCATTCGCCGCGGGAATATCCGCCGGCGCCGATACCGCAGCAGGACCTGCAGCGCCTGCAGGTGAACCCTCTCAGGAATTCGTATCGCTGTCAGTGCCACCAGCTACCTCCTCAAATCTCAGTTCCATTTCGCGCGCCATTTCGATAAACGTGGCCAGTGTGCAAATGTGCTCGTCGTCGAACAGCTGGCGGTCGCATATCACCCTCCCGTTCTCGATGTGCACGACTACCCGCCCGGTAAAACCCGGCTCACAACTTAATTGCACCATTGGTGGGGGAGCGGGAATAAGTACGCCACGATATTCAATCATTCTCATTATTTAGCCCTCGGCTTTTAATGACTGTTCGGCCAGCGTGGCAATGAGTGCATTCATAAAGTCCACACCATCGGGCGTTAATAAATTAACGCCCATGCAATTCGAATAATGTTCAGAAATTAAATTTTCTGCCTGCTCGCGTTTGTGGGTGTCATAAATCATCGCTTCGAAAAGTTTGATTAATGATTTTGTTAAAATATCTTCATCAAGTTCAACGGGTAACGTTGTTCCATCGTCCATTTTTACGAGCTGAAAATAACTCCCAGTCCTTCGCATCATTGAATCAAGCTTGGCGCGAACGAGGTGACGGCGACGCGTTTCAATCAGATTTGTTTTCACGGCGCCTCTCCTCGGCCTCTATCCAGACAGAAATATTTGATGCGATATTTAGCGCCAACCCCAGCAATGCTTCGGTCTGAGGAGGGTTCATTTTTTTTAAAGCAAAGATGCATCAAATCTAAGAGTTCATTCAGGTTATTAGCCTCAGTTACAACTTCTTCAATACTTGTGCTGGTTGCTGGATTCCACATAATTACCTCCCATACGCTTTGCGCAGATAAAGGCCTGCAATCACTTCCTGTCCGCATGATGCATAAAGCAGGGCAGCTTTATATGCATTTCGGTCGACGATGAATGTCATATTTAGCGACCTTTTCTAATATTGTTCACTGTGGAACCAGTCATAACGCAAAGCTCATTGAGCAGACTGGTAAAGCGACCGGCGACATGCTTATCTGTTCTGGCTATCGCAGCAAAGAGCAATGTATTGAACTCATCCCTGAGTTGATTGGCGTACGCATCTGCGTGCTGTGCTGTCCTGAGTGCTCCATTTGCTTCAATGAGTACAGGGAAATCAGTACGCATTGTTATTTCAAGGTTGTCTTTTTTACGGGATGCAATATTCATTATGCTTTCCTCAAAGTGAGTGAGGCCTCAGCAATTAAGCCGTTATTTAAGTCAGTGTTTTATTAATTCAGTTTCGCTTCGATGCTTTTCAGCTCACTGCTAACCTTAATCGCATAGTCGAAAATTGCGGATGCCATATACATTGCTGGTTTGCCGTTATCCTCATCTGAGAAGTAAACCTCATTATAAACATGCGCAAGTTCTTCGAGTTTTCTGGCTGTAACGGTCGCGTGAAATATCTCATCAGAAATATCGCTCTCACCATGTTCCCTTTGGGGGGGGGGCAGGAGAGTCGCTTAACGATTTGATATATTCGTTAGTGGTATCCAGGGTCTTCTTCATTGAGCGAATTAAGCAAGCCATTGCACAATCAGTTTCGTGATCTTCATTACTGTGCTTATAAATCAGCTCCAGAAGAACTGTGTTCTCGGCGATATCCGCCGCGACAATTTCTAACATCTGAATCGGACTGTTCATTTGTCTACCCTTTTATTTCTTCGATGGCGGCAGAGACATACATATCAACAAACTCAATTATGTTTATGCTGAGCTCTCTTTGCGTAGCGGTACCATCGAGCACGCGAGCCACACCGATAAGCAGATGGATGTTATTGAGGGCATCCGTAGCGTTAAGAGGTAAGTCTTCAAAGTCATTCATTTCTCAGCCCTCTCTTGTTGATAAATGACCTCGCTCATATAAACGTAAGCATCCCCCGCGAGTCTTTTAATAAGAGAGGCGATTGAAGAAAGTTCAGAATCCGCTAGTTGATGCGGGTGATCTTCCAGCAGTGAGCAAATTAATTCTGCCTGGAATGTTTTTTCCGCAGCTTCTTTAAACTGGTTGAATTCAGCAACTGACATTTTCATCTCATTGACTCCGTTGTTTGTCGATGAAGTGATTATGTACATCATGTTCATTTTTGGCAAGAACAAAATGTTCATTATTCGATTTGTAAAATGAACATTATGTATATGATTTTGATTTTGAAGGGAATTAATTAAAAAAAATCCCGGATTGTCCGGGATTATATTAGTGGCTGGGGTTTAGCTTGCTTTCCAAATCATCATCTTCTATGTGTCTGGATTGCTTGAGTATTCCAGCGACATATTCAAGCTTCTCGACTTCGTGGTAAGGCATTGTTATTGGCCTATGATCTTGATTGATGCTTGTAAACTGGTACTCACCATCACGGTCATAGCCTAATACCTTGATCATGTTGTGTCCGCTCTTAGTTCTAACGAACACCTCATCACCAGGGCAAACGTTTTTGTTTGGCTCGACTAACACAAATTCTCCTGATTGAATGCGTGGCCACATGCTGTCACCCCTAACTCTCAAGCCAAATGCATCAGGGTCATCGCTGTAAATTTTTAGCCAGCCGTCATTTTCTTCCACCATCTCAATGCTGCCGTCAGCGCCTAACATTGCTTCACCTATAACCCTGACAAGTCCATTTTTTATTTGACCTATGTACTCAATTGTATCTGAACCATGCCTGGTTGAAGTTTCAGCAATATCGCCATGTTGAAGCCAGAGCGGGTCTACCTTAAGGAATTTGGCTAGCAAGAAAATTTTATCTTGGCGCGGCATAGTCTCAGCATTAAACCACTTGCTGACAGCCTTAGGCGTTAACGACAGAGCCGAAGCGATGACTACACCACGCCCATGTGTATCGATCCCCGCTTTTTTACAGGCCAGTGCCAGCCTCTCGGAGAACTCTTTTCGCACTTTTTCATTTTGAACCATGTGTACACCCTATATCAACTTGCATGAACTTTCTATTCCATTTAATATGTACATTATGTTCATTTTGTCGTCGGGGTAAATATGTTTTCTCAAATACTGAGAGATGTTGGTTTAAGAAAGGTTTCCGAGGTTACAGGGAGGACTTTGCGCCAGGTATACAAGTGGGAGGTTCTGAACACACTTCCACGCAGCGATTTTACAGGCGAAACGTTCCTCGCGCGGGCAATTGCAGAGGCGTCTGGTGGGCTCTATTCAGAGCAAGAGGTGTTGGCAGCTGCGATCGAGGGGCGCCGCCAGCCCGCTACGAGGGCATGACATGTCACCCGAAGACTTCATTCGCAAGCACATCACGGCGGCGTTGATGGCCGAAGGCTTCTCTGAGAGTGCCGCAGGGGGGGGGGCTGAGCACGGCGTCGATTATTACCGGAGAAGCTCACAGGCGAGCAGGAAAGGGGCGATTTTCGATGATTGCCTCTACCGAGCTCGTCAGTGGGCTCTCGGGCAGACAACCACCGCAGAACGGAAAGCAGCAAAGAAAAAGCCGGGGCGAGCTGGTGGAGTTCATCCCGGCCTGTTCTGACTTCTGCTATGCACATCAAATCTACCTGGCGGGGTAAATTCATGAAAAACCTTAGCAGACAATCTGATTACAAATCAAGCGCTGGTGAGCTTAATGTTTCCAGAAACGGGCGGCATTAAGGCGCTGGACAGGCTGTATCACGATCCACGGGGGGTTGTCGTGCACGTCACCGGGTGGGATCGCGAAAAGCAGCAGGTTTATTTCACCAGACCGGGTTATCCGCATGAATGTATGCAGCCAGTCTGGAAGTTTCAACAGTACTTCACGAGGGTTTTGGTATGAGCATGGATCTGATGGTTCAGGCTATGAAAATTAAGGTCGGAAACCCTTTGCGCAAATTGGTTCTTCTTAAGCTGGCGGATAACGCCAGTGATCTCGGGGAGTGCTGGCCTAGTTACCAGCACATCGCTGACCAGTGTGAAATTAGCAAGCGTTCGGTGATGAATCACATCGAAGCGCTTTGTGAGTGTGGACTGATCAAAAAAAGAGCTTCGGACAGGACCAAAGGGGAATTCCAGCAACGTGTATCAGCTCAATTTACGTAGTGCAGGAGATTCACCAGGGGGTAGTGCAAATCGTTCACTACCTGGTGCAGGAGATTCACTACCTGGTGCAGGAGATTCACCAGGGGGTAGTGCAGGAGCTGCACCCAGAATCAGTCACTCTTTTGAACCAGTCATTGAATCAGTCAATGAACCTATAAAACATACTGGCGCATCGGCTGACGCCTCTGCACCGGCTCGTTCTGCAAAACAGGATTATTCCCCTGAATTCGAAACAGCCTGGCAGGACTACCCCAAGCGAGCAGGTGGCAATTCCAAGGCGGCAGCCTGGAAAGCCTGGAAAGCCCGCCTGAAAGACGGGGTTAACCCTGAAGCGATGCTGGCAGGCGTTAAGCGCTATGCGACCTACGCCCGTGCAACCGGCAGTGTCGGTACACAGTACGTCAAGCAGGCCGCTACGTTCTTCGGGCCCGATCGTCACTTCGAAGAATCCTGGCAGGCGCCATCCGCTCCCGGAGGTGGGCACAACAGCACTATTGCCCGCCTGTCTGGACTGGGGCGCATGTCCGACGATTTTGGCGAGTCTGGTGAGAACCTGAATTTTTGAGTGAGGTGGATATGTTGAATTTGAATCAGCTCAAAGAGCGTGAAGACCTGAGAGCGCAACAGGAAAAACTCGGCGATGAACTGACTTTCGCTGAAGAGCATAAACTTCCATGGGGCTTCGAGGGCTGGAACTCGAATTACACCTGCACGATATCCTGTCCGGAGCATGGAGACTACGAACAGTTCACGCTGGTGGGCAAAGATTTTCGCGGAGCGGAGACTTTCAAACATTCCCGCTGTCCGGCCTGCATCCGGGCGGAGCAGACCAGAGTCAAATCCAGCCTGCGTAAACTTCACGTGGCCAGCCTGCTGAACGACGCGGGTATTACTCGCCGCTTTGGTGACTGCGAGTTTGAAAATTATCTGGAACTCAACCCTGAAGCCTCCCGCAACCTCGCAGCCTGCAGGCGCTACGCAAACAACTGGCCTGACGTTCTGGACGCCGGGAAAAGTCTGGTGCTGACAGGCAGCTGCGGCACGGGAAAAAATCATCTGGCGGTCTCTCTGGCGAAAAACATCATCCGCAACCATCTCGCCACCGTGGAACTGACCGATGTGATGCGTCTGACTCGTGCCGTTAAAAGCACCTGGCGCCACAATGCTGACACAACCGAAGAGAGCGTACTGGATCACTACGCTTCGCTGGATCTGCTGATTATCGATGAGGTAGGCGTGCAGTTCGGAAGCCCGGCAGAGATGACTATCCTGCACGAAGTGATTAACGCCCGCTATGAAAGCGTTCTGCCAACCATCCTGATCAGCAATCTGCCACCTGAGCAGCTGAAAGAGTTTATCAGCGACCGTATTTTTGATCGTGTGACTGACGGTGGGCGCAACTACCTGGTATTCAACTGGGCAAGTTTTCGTGGGAATAACGGGGGGCATGCATGACACCAGTCTGGCGTAACGACGAACTTGAAGAGGCGGTCATCGGCGCATTGTTTTTGCGCGGAGATGATCCTGAGGTGCTGGATGTTCTCTCCCGGTTACCTGCAAGCACCTTCTCAGTTCGCCAGTATCGGGATATTTACACTGGTATTTGCCGACAGGCTCGTAGTGGAGGCGTGATTGATCCACTGCTGCTGTGCGAATCGCTGCCGGCGCTTCAAACCACAATTCTGGCAGCCACCCGCGTCAACTGGGCGAAATCCGCGTTGTTATCTTACGTTGATGTGCTGCGGCGCAATGCTGGTGTACGTGATGCCGAAGCAGCACTGGAAAAAGTGCTGGAGCAAATCAGGAGCGCGAGCAACGGAGAATCAGCCCTGGCCGCCCTTGAAGCTGCGAAGCTGGCTGTATCGGCGATCGACATTTCAGCAGATACCGTCCAGCCTGTTCACATCTCAGAACTGCTCACAGCGGTGGCCGATGAAGCGGAATCCCGTAGCCAGGGGAAAGAAGAGACCCGAAGCCTGCTCACCGGCATTGAGGAACTTGATGCGAAGACGGGCGGTATTGAACCTACGGATCTGGTGTTTATCGCCGCTCGTCCATCGATGGGAAAAACCGAGCTGGCCTTGGACATTATCGACAAAGTATCCGCTCAGGGGCATGGCGTGCTGTTTTTCAGCATGGAGATGTCCGATATCCAGATCGCCAAACGCATGGTATCCGCTGCTGGCGGCATGTCGATGTCCCGCCTGAAAGCCGTGGATAAATTCGAGGATGAGGACTGGGCGCGGTTCTTAACGGCATGGAACGTATGGCCACCCGCAATATCTGGATCACCGACGCCACGGGACTGACCATCGACCAGATACAGCAAACCGCCACGCGCTACCAGATAGCGCATCCTGAAATCGCGCTGGTGGTCATCGACTATCTGGCGCTTATCAAAATTCAGAGCGCTGCGCGTTACGACCTGGCCGTTGGCGAAGTATCCAAGGGACTTAAAAACCTGGCTAAATCCAATAAAACCCCCGTCCTTGCGCTGAGCCAGCTGTCGCGCGGTGTCGAATCCAGACCCAATAAGCGGCCAATGAACTCCGATATGAAAAACTCGGGAGAAATTGAGGCTGATGCTGACTTGATCCTGATGTTGTACCGCGACGAGGTTTATAACCCTGAATCGCCAGCAAAGGGAATTGCCGAAATTAACGTGACAAAACAGCGGAATGGGGAACTGGGGACTATCTACCGTCGGTTCTACAACGGTCATTTCCTGCCAATTGATCAGGATGAGGCTCGCCAGCGCTCGACGCCGCAACCAAAGGCAAATCAACGCCGTTACACGAAAGGGAGCCGGGCTGGCCATGAAGATTTTTAACATTACACCAATGGGCAAGCCGAGGATGACGCGGGCGGACAAATGGAAGCAGCGTCCGGAAGTAATACGTTACCGGGCGTTCTGTGATGAAGCTCGTCTGCGCAAAATTCACCTGCCAGATTCCGGCGCTCACGTCACGTTCGTCATGCCTATGCCGCAAAGCTGGAGTCAGAAAAAGAGAGCGCAATACGCAGGACGTCCACATCAGTCAAAGCCCGACTGCGACAATATGCTGAAAGCCCTAATGGACGCCCTCTATGAGGATGATTCACACGTATGGGATTGCCGCATCACCAAAATATGGGGCGAGAAAGGGCAGATCATCATTGGGGAATCTCTATGA